TGCGGGTGCGGGTCGCCTGCCGCTACGTGTGCTGCATCGCCTGCTGCTGCCGTTCCTGCCGTTTCATAACTACCAGATGCCTGCTTGCCTGCTAATGCCGCCGTTAGCCCCGTTACATCCCCGATGCCGTGACCATGCACCGCAGCGCATTTTCCATCCAGCGTTACGGCAAGGTCGCCTTGCGCGGCGAGGTCGCCAGCTATGCCACCCCATTCAGCAACGCCACCAGAGGATGATGGGTTATAGAGGGGCATTAGCCCTCCACCCACACTCGAATAATCCCGCCAGCTTCAAAATTTGTGCCGTTGCCAGAAAGTGTGATACTTGTAATGGCAGCGGTGTTGTTCCATGAGAACCGGATATTGGAATCAATCGTGCTGGTTGCGCCGGTGCCGTTGGAATATCCGCCGTTGATGTGGCCCGCTTTCAATAGGACGGAAGCATAAAACGGGATGCGGATTTGATAGCTAGAACTTTTATACGTCGAAGTGCTGCCAGCAATTGTCAAAATACAATGTGTCGCCGCTGCTTGGGCAGCATTGGCGGAAGTGGTATTAAACGCGGAGATACGTTGGTTATAGTAATTCGCCCCGCTATCTCCATTCACCCGGAAATAACAATCGCCAGTCGCCGATGCCACTGCATTCACTAATTCAAAATCAATGCAAAGTCGGGAATATCCGGGTGGAATGTTGCTTATGGTTTTAGTGGCGGTAGAACCATCCGCTACCCACTCTTCAACAAGAAATGTGGGAAGTCCGCTTTGTGAGCCATATAAAGGCATCAGCTATACTCCGTGACAAGAGCAGCGCCACCGCCATCCACTGCCCAGATGCCAGTGATTGCACCCGTGAAGCCGAACGGAAGTTCGTAATAGTTGTTAGCGGCCAGTGCCACAGAAAAATTAGTTGCCGACGCAGTGCCTCCCCCAATCAGTAGATAAAGAGCATTCGCGTCGGTGTTGGTTATGGACAGGCCAAGCCGCGAAGTGTTGGCAGCGACAATGCTGGTCGAGGTCGCAGCAGATGCAACGCTGGTTACGGTCGCTGTCGCGGGACCAACTCCGCCACCCGGCGTCACAACCTGCACAGACGGCACAAAAGCAGTTTTACCACTCACAGGCGATGTTACTTGTGTCGCCAGTGTGTAATCCACATTAGGGCGAAATACGTCATTAACGGCCATTAGATTTTCTCCCAGCCATTGCGCTGGATTGCGGCTTGCAGTTTGCTGTCTGCCCTTGCCTCATCAAGCGGGATTTGTTTCATCACGCCTTGGGGGCCGCGCAAGACATAGTGGCTATGCTCAACGCGGCCTTCAATGCGACCCTCTTTAGGCATCGGTCCAGCCATTGCGGCGAGCCAATTCCTTTAGCTTGGCGAGTTCTTTTTCAAGCTTGTCCAAGCGGTCTGTGTCGGTGGGTTTCTTATCAGCCATTAGCCTTCCTTCGCCCAGATACCGCGACAGGCCACAACCTGCCACGCAGCCGTGCCATCAAGGCTTGCCAGCGTTACGAAGTCACCGCGCTTTGCAGTTGCTTTGGTGTTGATGAGGTCTTTGTCGTCAACCTGCGTTCCGGCATATGTAATGCCATCGGCTGCCGCAGGGCTGATATTCAGCGCCGCTTGACCGTCCGCTGCCATGTTAACGAATGTGATGGTGTTGCCGATTGCGATTGCAGGTAGTGTGAATACAATGCCGTCTAGCTTCGATGTGAAGGTCTTGCCGCTATCGGTGGTGGTTACTACGGTGTAGTTCGCAGTCTTTTCGACAGCGTTGCTATCGACAAAAAAGCTGCTCATACCGTTCGGGTATTTGGTCAATGCCATGTTATAGTCCTCGTGACGTTCAAAGAACGCTGATACACAGCGTCACGTCCGCTTATGACTATAACTCCCCGGCGCGGTTTGCAGGGTGTGGGTGTCTTATATCATGTTTCAGGCAAAAGAAAAGGGCCGGATTTTACCCCGGCGCAGCGTGTTTTTCTAGGTAGGCGATGGCTGCGTTAAGCAGTTTGGGGCTGTCCCCAAGCAGTCCGATAGCAGTATTGCACTTGCTGCACAAAAGGCCTCGAACTTGCCCCCCAGTGTGGCAATGGTCTACCGCTAGGCGTATAGAATTGCCTTTTATGACCACGCTTTCCTCTGCACCGCAGATTGCACACTTGTGGCCCGGACTGAACGCTGTTTGGGGCGATGGCTACAAGGATTGGGATGAGAAATATTCGCAGCTTTTCGAGGTGAAGACTTCGGATATGAACTACGAAGAAGACGTTGAGCTTCCCGGCTTCGGCTTGGCACCTGTTAAGCCACAGGGTTCTGCAATCGTCTATGATACAACCCAGCAGCAGACCAAATCGCGCTACCAGCACGTTGCGTATGCCCTTGGTTTCATCGTCACGCACGAAGAAATGAAGGACAATCTTTACGTCAAAAACAGCACGATGAAAACTAAGGCGCTTGGGCGGTCACTACGCCAGACCGTCGAGAACGTTAGCGCAAACGTCTATAACCGTGGCTTCGATGCTGCGTTTACAGGCGGTGATGGTGTTGCGTTGTTCTCTGCTTCCCACCCGACCGCATCCGGCCTGCAAAGCAATTTGCTGACCGCTGCGGATTTGTCGGAAGCTGCGCTTGAAGATGCGGTAACGCAAATCATGAACGCTACGGATGCCCGTGGCTTACGTGTTTCGCTGATGCCTAAGTCGCTGCACGTTGCAACGGCAAATTGGGCAGAGGCAACCCGCATCCTGAAGTCTATCCTGACACCTGACAGCGGTAACAATGCAGTCAACGCCTTGCGCGCTGAAGGCATGTTCCCTGAAGGCGCAAAGATTAACCCATATTTCACCGATGCCGATGCTTATTTCATCCGCACCGATGTCGAGAACGGCATGACTTTCTTCTGGCGCGAACGTCCTGACTTTGCGCAGGATGGGGATTTCGACACAAGCAATCTCAAATATAAAGCCTACCAAAGATTCTCCGCAGGTTGGAGTGACTTCCGGGGAGCCTATGGGTCGGCTGGCGCATAGTATTGAAAAATAACAATAAATTAGTTAGGCCCTGTCTTCGGATGGGGCCTTTCTTTTTGTCTTGAAGCGTCTTTTAGAAGTGGCTATAGGTATCTTATAAAGGAGATATCGAATGTTAGCACTTTACAGGATTGTCAACGTAACCAACGGCAAGTTTTATGTTGGTAGCAGCATCGTAGTTAAAACGCGGTTGCGCACCCATCGGCGCGACTTAAGGAATGGCGGCCACCATTGCTCATATCTGCAAAGGGCTTGGAATAAATACGGAGAAGAAAGTTTTAAATTTGAGATTATCGAATATTTTGATGACAAGGTTCTGCTCCTAGAAGCGGAAGACCGCTGGCTTAGCGTCCATCAAGGTCAGTCCCATTGCTACAACACTGGAAGAACGGCAAAGGCATCATTCCTTGGCCGAACCCACACAGACGAAACCAAAGCCAAGGTATCCGCCGCACAAAAGGGCAAGCAACACCGGCTAGGCCACACAAACAGTCTTGCCGCTATCAGTGGTGGTTACAACCGTATAGTTCGCGGTCTTTTCGACAGCGTTGCTATCGACGAAAAAGCTGCTCATCCCGTTAGGGTATTTGGTCAATGCCATGATTATAGTCCTTGTGACGTTCAATGAACGCTGTTGCCAGCGTCACAATTCCCGCGTCTGACTATAATCGACCGTGCGGTTGTGCCGATAGCGCCTTATAGCACGTTTCAGGCATATTGAAAGTGCAAACCCGCGTTAGGCCCGCGCTTCAATATTCCGCCATTCCGCAAGGTCCGGTTGACGTTGGCGCGCTGCAATCCAAAATGCTCTGCGGCCTCAAGAATACTGCCAAATTGCTTGCCAGTGGTTAATTCATTCACGGGGCGGCGAAACAAGTCGCGCACTTCCTCTGAAACAATCCGGCCCTTGGCGTAGCTTGTGCCAATCATACGCTGGCGTATTTTTTCCGCGTGTTCCGGCGACTTCTTCTTGCCCTTCATGGCTGCGGATATGCGGGCACGGTGCTCAGGGCTGTTTTTATGACCAAGCCGGTGTTGCTTGCCCTTTTGCGCTGCGGAAACCTTTTCTTTAGCCGCGTCTGTGTGAGTTCGACCAAGAAATGCAGCACCCGGTGTCGTGCCAGTGTTATAGCAGTGCGACTTCCCGTAGTGTTCGTTTAGCCATTCTGCCTCAAGCGCCAGCAATGTATCTTTGCAGTCGGTTTCCTCAATGGCATCAAACGAAAAACTATCTTCGCCGTATTTATCCCATGCCCGCTGCAAAGGCTGACAATGATGGATGCCGGTTCGCAATTCTCGCTTGTGCGTTTGAAACCGTATGCGCGGCACAATACTGCTGCCGACATAAAAATGACCGTTTTTGATGTTGGTGATTTTGTAAACTGCAAACATAGGATACTCCTTTATAGAAGCATCTTATATTGTTCTTGATATTACACAAGTCAAAAGAAAAGGCCCCGCCCGGAGACAGGGCCTAAATCTTTCAAGTTGTTGATTATCAAGCGATTTTACGCGCCCGCTGCACCATATGCAGCACGGAAGTCACTGCATCCAAACGCATATCTCTCATACCCGCGATATTTGAGATTGCTTGTGTCAAAATCGCCATCCTGAGCAAATTCCGCCTTGGTGCGCTGGAACATGGTCATACCTGCAACAGGGACATTGGTGCGGATGAAATACGCATCGCTATCCGTGAAGAAGTGGTTGACCGAAGCGCCCTTGGGGAACATTCCAGTGGAACGCAGCGCGTTAATCGCGTTGTTGCCGCTGTCAGGTGTCAAGATTGACTTCATGATGCGCTCTGCCTCAAACACCAACTGGCGTGGGATATGAAGGCTTTCAGGCATCAGCTTGATAATCAGGCCACGGGAGTTTTGAGCGCCCATAATCTGAATGCAAGCGTCTTCCAAAGCAGCTTCGGACAGGTCGGCAGCAGCCAAAAGGTTTGACTGGTTGCCCGCAATCGTCGGGTGCGAAGCCGAGAAAAGCGGTTGTCCATCGCCGGTAGGCTGGAACGACGAGTTGAACCCACGGTTATAGACGTTGGCCCCCACATTCTCTTTGGTCTGACGGAACGACCATGCCAGAGCGGCGGTGTTGGTAGTTGCCTTCTTCTCGTAGAGATTGTCGTCCATTTCCTCGCGGGTAACAACGAAGCCCAGACCATAAGCAACGTGCGTATAGCGCGTTACGTTCTGCTGCTGGAACGTGTCATAGGTGATAGCCGCGCCCTGCTGCTTTACAGGAGCAAGCCCAAAGCCCGTCAATTCCACGTCTTCTTCGTAGTTCATGTCCGATGTTTTGGTATCGAACAGGTCACGCCATTCTGGGTTGTATTCGTCGTATTCACGACCCCAGAGGGCGTTTAGGCCCGGCCATAATAGCTTAGGGATATTCCCGGTTGTAATTACACTCATTGGTCAATCCCTTCTATTATACGCCAGCGACTTGGTTGGCGAAGCGGTGACGGTTGATACGGACCAACCAGCGGCCCGATGCGGCACCCGTTGCAGCAGCAGTTCCCAAATCATTGTCAGGGGCCTGATACTGTCCGACGATTTTAAGGTCGAGGGTGTTGGTTCCAGCTTCCGTGGTGTTGTCCAGAACCATACCGGACATGCCGGTTACGGTGCTGCCAGCGCCTACCGAAACATTGACGTTTAGGCCAATATCGTTCGGGGTTAGCGGAGTGCCGGTTGAGATGTCCTGCACCAAGAATAGTGCATTAGGGTCATCACATACGCTGATAATCGTCTGCGTGGATGCAGCAGCGTAAATAGGGCTATCACGGGTAACAATAGCGACACCGACGCAGACACCCTGAAAGATGCCGCCCGATACCGATTGTGCTACAACGGGAAAGCTTTGGACTGTGCCACCGATGTTGACCAGTTCGGTCGCGCCGGTAGCGGTTACGAGGTCACCGACGAAAATCGCCTGAGAATCCCCTGCGGAGTGAACATATTGACGCACACCAGCCGAATAGGGCTGGCTGTATGCGCCGTTGACGGGGACTAGGCCCCTTGGTGCATTTGTATTCGCCATTGAAGACGCCTTTCAGATAAAGCCGCCTTCATAGCAATATGTCAGCCAGCTTTGATTGAACCTTCGCCGTATCCGTTAGTGATACGACCTGTTGCGTCGCGGCCTTCGTTGATAGCTGTATCGACGGCAGCGTGAATTTCTTCGCGCTCTTGGATGCCAGCCTGATATTCCTCTACAGGTGTTTCCATAAGATATGCGTAAAGCGGTTGTCCGTTTGCCTGCGTTCCTACTAGGCGTCGAACTCTGGAATCGGTTCCGTCTGACTTAATGGAAGCGTCCTTAACGTGGTCATACGCTAATTCATTCGCTTCTGCAAGCCTTCCCGGAACGTCATTAAACCAGCGGCGCTGCATCCCTGCACGTTCCGGTGCGGCAAGCTTCAAATTGAGGCCGGTAACGGCAGCGCGACGGCGGCGCTTGGCTGGTGCTTCGGCAACTTCACCTGAAATATTACCTGCAATAGCGGATTGTTCGACTACAGGCGGACGGCCACGGCGGCGGGGAGCATTCATATCAGTTCCAATCATAACTAGCGGCATATTTGTTCAGGGCGTCGGTTAAATCCTTGCCTTTGATAATGCCTTGGTTGAAAAATCGTTCGGCTTGGCGTCGTGCCTCTGGTGGCAGGTTGGCACCTGTCTTGGCGCTACGCCCCGCACCCGGCACGGTCACGCCCGCAACGGCGCTTGGTGGCTTCTCACGGGTCTTTTTGGCTTTCAGCAACGGGAAACGTGCTTCCGTTTCTTCCGCAATCTTTGCAAAGAAGTCGGCTGGCTCCATTTCATTCGGCAAGCCCTGCCGTGCGTATTTCTCCGCTAGGCGGTCGGCAAATAGCCGTGCCTCTACTTCAACTTCCGATGCGCTTGGCAACGCGCCTTTGTCAAACCATAGGTTAGTTTCACGAAACGTATCAAACGCATCAAGTGCCGCTGCGTCATTTGGCGATGCATCTGCGCTGGCTTCCTTTTGCAATGCGGTCAGGTCAGCATCAACCTTCCGGTATGTTTCCAAGTCGCCGCTTTCAACGGCCTGTTCGGCTTGCGCCTTCAAGTCCCTGATTGCGTTATCATAGGCGGATTGTTCGGCTTTCGCCAAACGCTTGACGGTGCGGTTAAGCTGGTCAATCTGCGCCTTCAGGTTGCTGTTCTGCTTTTTCAGCAGCGGCATGACCTCATCTGCGCGCTTTACGAATGTTTCGGCATCGGTCCAGCGGTCAGGGTCGCCCTTGAACTCCTCTTGCGGTGTCCAGCCATGTTGCCGTGCTTCGGCCTCATAATCACGCGGGGCGGGTGATTGAGCTTCGTCCGCAACAATATCTGTTTGGGCGTTGGCGGTAGTGTCTAAGTCCGTCATACTTCCTCCTCTATCATGGCGATGATGTCCGTGTCGTTGACAACGGTGTAATCCTCGCCGTCCATGCCTGTGTGCACGTCGCCGGTATATTTACCGACCTTAACGCGGTCGCCCACTTGCGGGAACCTTGCGTCAATGCCGAATGTCTTGGCGTCGTGCCGTGCTTCCGACCATGCCAGCGCGCCTACAGCGACAATCTTGGCGTTGGTCATTGCGAACTTTTGCTTATCTGTCTCGCTAGGTGGCAAGATAATTGAACCCACCTCTTCTTCCACCTTGTCAGGCAAAATCAGTACGCGGTGGTCTAACGGGTAAATGCCGCTTGTGTTCATGCAACCTCCTGCAACTTTAGCTTAAGGGAAATAGAAGTAACGTCGCCGCCTGTGTTCAAATCACGAACCGCCGCAATTTTAACAGCGTATTCAGGCGTTGCGCCTGCCAACATCGCACCAATAGCATAATCAGCGCCAGACCCCACGGCCATTGGCGCAAGATATTTAACCGGCTCAAGTTTCTTGCCTATCCAGAAAACATGGCCGTCAGGTGTTAAAATTAACGCGCCGAAGTCATCACTAAGTTCTGGCTTTTCAGGTGCGCCGTGCATCCACCTTGAAAACAATTGAGCTTCTTCGCTAAATCCACAAGCGCCAAATATGCGGCCATCAGGAAGCTGCTCAACCTTGGTTTTATATCCCAAAATCTCGCCACTGCCCGAAACAAGACTATCAGCCGCCATTGACCTTCCGTCTGTTGCGATGGTTGTCACTTGGATTTTCCCTTCACTCCCTGCGTTGCAATCGCATAGCGCAGGCGCTCGCCCTTTTTCATGTCCGCAATAACAGCGGGGGGCACTGGTTTACTCTTCTGGTCCATTTACTTCCTCCTTTACGTAATATTCGCGCAATTCCTCTGCACCAAGGTCACAAAGCTGCCCCATCAAAACTGCTTGGGCCTGTGTTTCCGGCAGGTTCGCCCATTGGTTCCCCGATGCCCATGCCTCCATCAAATCCGCCCTGCGGTCCCTCAGGTAGCGAAAGAACTCCAGCGTCGTCGGGCTGTCCCTCCCTGCCCGGTATTCCTCCGGGTCCAGTAGATGCGTTATCATCGGTTGCCTTTCCTGCCAGCATAGCGGCATCATCATCAAGCCCAAGCATTGCGGCCTTTTCAGCCGCGCTCATATAGCGGTCGGCAGCACCAGCCGCCTTTTCCTTGGCCGTCTGCTCATCAAGCGCGGCCTTTGACGCAAGCGACGGGTCTGGCATCGGTTCCGGCACTTCAAAGTAACGCGGAATATCCTTTGCGCCCACAGCTACAAGGAAGTCTTCGCGGATTTGCTTCTGGTTTATCAGCATATCGCCGTTAAACGTCTGCATCAACGCCTCTGCCTTGGCCATTTTCTGCATATCGGACACTTGGCCGGGGTCACTTACCGGCACAACGTCCAAATCCTTGTCTTCATAGTCAGCGCGGCCAATCTGCACCGCTTCTTCCGCGTCGTTCATCTGGAAATATTCTTCCTCGTCCAGATAATCGCGGTTCAAAGAGCGCAATATACGCAATTCC